ATATCATACGATAGCCAAGCTGTTGGTCGTTCATCATTTGCACAGACAGCTTCGTTTAGCCAATCACTTTGGGCTTTCATTATCTAGCTCTTGAAGCTTGGCTTCAATTTGAGCATCAATTGATTCCCAAACCTTTGCCCAGGCTTCAGGATCATCAGGATCTTTAGCCTGAGTCCTTGCACCAGCATCAAGTCTTAGCGACTCATAATTACCAAGATTCTTGGTAATTCCAAGCGATGCCCAAATTTCTGTACCTTTAATATTTTCACTCATATCATCCTCACTTATGAAGTTTTACTTTTTGTTCTAATGTGTGTATTTTATTTTCTACCGTGTTACCTTTTTTAGTAACAGGGCGACCTTGAACTCTTTGGTTAAAGAACTCAACCATTTCATAAACCGCACTTTGATCATAATAGCGCCAATTTGAATAGCCCGTGTACTTTTCACCAAATTTTTCTGCAGAAGGAATAAGATTTCTTCTTTCGTACTTCCTCAAAGTGTCTGGTCTTCTCTCAACAATTTTTGCTACCTCACCAACGGTGTATAGCCTTGTAATTAGAATTTCAGACTGCTCATACGGAATAACGATTGTTTCCTTATCAATAAGGTTTTCTAGATAAATCTTATTCTTGCTTCTTGAAATTTTCTTGATCTTGACAATATTACCTGCATATTTATAAAATTTATTTGTTGTTGGTTTCGCTGAGATCATGTCGCTCCTTGATCGTTTTAAAGCCAAGATAATCTAGAATTTTGTTAAGCTTTCTTACCTCTACATCAATTGAATGAGCACACTTGGTACAGGTTACATCAATATAATTTTTTTGAAATGCATAATATTGTTGACCAACAAACAGCCTTGAACCACAAGGTTGACAGTATAGACCAGTTGCTTTAACCATATTAATCCAGCCAGCAATTGTATTCAGCAGTAACAATACCCTTTTCAGGATGCACAAACATAAGAGGCTGTGATGGTCTGCCTACAGCAGCTAGTCTCTCTACAGCATAAGTATTTGTTGATTCAGGACTTCCTGAAATTCTCATCTGAACAGTATTGAATGTCATCTTTGTAGGCGTATGGAAGTGTCCTAGATAGACATCATCAAAATCATCTTCTATAGCCCCGATCTTCCAGCCATAAGCTTTCTTCTGAAAGCCGTAGAATGTTGAAAGACTACCGAACTGATCGCCATGACACAAGAGACTCTTGTAATTACCAATCTTGTCAACGGCATACCAGTGTCTTTCACCACGACCATCAGGGATTCTGAATTCAATTCTCTTCTCATTCTCAAACATAAGCTGAGTGATACGATAAAGCATTCTGTCACCGTTAGTTTCAGGGTCATGATCTTTTCTAGCTCTACCGCCAATTGAACCATGATTTCCAATAACGCCGACAAAAACAATCTTCTCAAAATTCTCAAGCATCATGTTGATAAAGTTCTTCATGATTCTTGGACCGTCAACAGTAATCTGTCTGTACAGACCGCCATCAACCAAGAATGATTGACCTGGAAAAATAAGTTCTCCCTCAATGATGTCTCCAAGAGCCCAGATATGTAATTCTTTTACTGGATGATCTTGTCTCTGAATCTCTGTAAGTTGAATAATCTTTTCTGCATACTTATAGATTCTTTCCTCACAAACCTGCGAGTTATAGTCTGGAGTGATTTTTGCCAACTGCCAGTCTGCAATAACAGCAACAGCGACTTCCTCACCTTTAGTAGCTTTCCCAAACTTTGGCTTTGGTACTGGTACATACTTAACCGACTCAATGTCTTCTCGCACCGCACGATACACAGCGTCTGCTAGATCAACATTCTTTTCTTTTGCCTTATTATACTCTTGCAATAACTTATTATAAGAAAGACGCAATTCGCTTTCTGTTTCTGGCACTGTTCCAGTCAATGGATTTTCTCCTATCTCAAATAGACCGTTATCTCTTCTGTATTTACATAACCCATTTACATCAATAGACTTTCTACACAACTTGTCAGCAAATTTATGATTTGCTGTCTGCGGCTCAAACTCTATATTGCAACCTTCTGCTGCACAAACTTTCATTAGGACTCCTTTGGTTTCCGTCTAGCATACCACAGTATAGTCAATGAAATTGTCTATGGGAGTCTTTTTTTGATTACAATCTTATTAGAGGCATTTTTCTTTTTTGTATGAGGTTTTGTTTCTTGAGCAGTTTTCCTCATCTTTTGCTTTTGTTCATCCTTCATCCTAACACCTTCTTTATGAAGTGCGCTATGCTCTTGAGGTGTGCATAAGAATAAATTAGAAAGTCTATTATCTATTTTAATCTCATTAATATGATGAACAGTTTCCCAGGGCTGAAGGTATCTGCTTAGATACTGCTCAATCACAAGCCTATGTTCATACACATATCCACGAATGTTTTTAGGGTGATCGGGGTTTAATACACGAACATACCCCTTGTCATCTATATACTTACCACCACTAAAATTAGGGCTTTCCTCACCGTTAGCGAATTTTGCAGACCAATCTATATCATCTCGCCTAGATGCCAAACTACTTCTGATTTGATTAGGCTGTTCCACCGACATCTTCAATGTACATCTGTAATTCACCGCCAACGGAAGCTGGGACAGAGTAGGATGGGGCATTGTTAGCGCTTGCACCCTGATCTCTCTTCACGCTAACAAAGTAAGATTGATTTGTAAATCCAGCAGAGTTGCTCTGGAGAATGATTGAATGGGTACCAGCACCAAACCTGGTGTCATAAGCATTGTTCTTTAATGAGTGGTTTGCAATTGTTGCAGAGTTACCAAGCGTTGACACATCAATATATGTAAATGGGTGAGGTGTAAACTTATATTGCTGGAGAGTTGTATTTGCCCCTCCAAAAGTCCCTTCACATATTTTTAGACTAAATGTTGAATCTTCAGAACCTTTTGCATCAACAACAAAACCCGTAAAATTAATTGTTACTCTATAGAAACGACTGGCAGATACCGTTACCCTATTATCAGCACCACCAGTGCCAGACTCATCTGTAAGCTTGATAATTTCATGATCAGTAAAATCGGACCACGAACCAGGGCTTGATGTAACAGTTTTAAACTTCAAAAGACCATATGGCTTGTCATCAGTAGCATCTTTAACCTGGTCTATATTAGTAGATATCTGAGCAAGGCGGTCTCCCGTTATTGGGGTTCCATCTGTCCATGATACAAATGTATAGTTTTCGTAAGCCATTTATCTATTATACCTCACTATTGTCTTTTAAAGGTCTTTTCAATGAAAGCATCCAGTAAACCCGCAATATCTGTATCGTTTGATACTAATTTAGTTTCAAATACTCTCCAGAATGCTTCAGCATGCTTTGTTGCTAAAGTTAAATTAAGCGGTCTGTATTGAGACATATTATTATAAATATATGTAGTTAATTCATCTTTATTCATTTATACCTCATTTTCCAATTCTTTTACACGATTGTTTAGATCCTGAACCGCCTGTATTAAATAAGGAACTAGTCCAAGATAATTAACTGAAAGGAAAGCTTCTTCATCATACGGGTTTGCCGAAACCACCAAATCAGGCAGAATTTCATTAAGCTCCTGCGCTATTAAACCAAGTCTTCTTGGGTATAAATGCAGATTTTCTTCATCTAATAAATCTACTGGGTTAAAAGACACGACTCTTAATGAATCATATAATTTATTAAGCCAAGTATCTTCTGCATCTAAAATATACGACTTTGATCTTACATCCGATACTGTTCCAAGAACAGTTGATACGACATTATCAACTGTTCCTCGTATATCTGGGTTATTCCAAACAAGCCCCATGTAATTAGCAGTACCTGGACCAGTTGTACATCCAGGATATGTGATGCCGATACCACCAATGAGACCAGTACTCATTCCAGCTTCACCAGTTGTATAGATACTATCATATGATAGCACTGAAAAATTACCGCCGCTAACGAAAGAAATCAAAGATGGAGAAATTCTTGCAAGCTGACTACCATCGGTTATCCTGAAAACATACGCAGAATCTGTTTGGAAATTGATATCAGTGTCTACACCGCCAAACTCCGCATGCAACTGTGCATCGGAATTCAAGATAATTTGTGATCCAGCGCCAGTGCCAGCAATCAGTGCTCCGTACCCAGCTTCTTGGTACAAACTAATATTCCCACTGTCGGCTGAGATTGTGTCGGTGCTTATTGACCAGCCAGCAATACTTCCAGATGTTGCATTTATTTCTCCATAAATCGTTGCATTTTCAGCATAAAGATTCCCAGATGCATCAACGCTGAAATTACCACTTGATGTAACGATTGCACCATTGCCATAGAGAGTAAAGCTACCACCAGCCAATGTTCCATTGGAATAGATGTCAACACCTGGGGTAAGCACTTCTGAAGCACTGAGTGAGCCTCTAATGAATGTTGTATCAAATACGGCATGACCAAAGCTTGTTATAGCCCAGCCAGTATTTCCTGCGGCTGTAACAGCGCCATTTGCAGCAATCGTTCCATTAAAATTATTGCTTGTTATATAGTTATTAACAAGAACAATGTTTGAAGATAATTCATCTGCAGTAATGGCTCCAGTAGCAATATTGTTTGCTGTAATTGTATTGGCGGCAATGTTGTTTGCCGTGATCGTTCCTGCAGCAATATTATCTGCAGTAATCGTATTGGCAGCAATTTCTGTTGCCGTGATTGAGCCAGAGATTATATTTCTGCTATTAATAATATTATCCTGCAGGACAATACCTGCTGGTTCAAGAACAGTGGAGTTAATCGTATTAACAACTAATTGTCTAAAGGAATTATAGTTGTTTACCTGGGCTCTCCTTCTTTCTGGATTATCCCCAATAAAACTTGGATTGAAATCGTAGATAGAATAAGAGTTTGTTTTAATCAATGAAGAAGTAACCCCGTCATGAGCGTGACCACCAGAAGCGTAAAAAGAAATTGCATTTTCAGATATAGAATTACTTGTTGTCATTAAACCACCTTCCTAAGAGTCAGCTGATGTTGTAGCGTATCTCCAACATTTAGTGACTGAGATATTACCCAGTAGTCAGCATTAATTATATCAAAAGAACTCATTGTTGATATTCTTATTCTATCACCAAGTTGAATCTTAGGTATAGCCGTAGCGTTAATATTAAGAATTGGAACAGAATCCTGTGTTTTAGAGATTATAAAATCAGCTAATTTTTGTGCATGAACTGCATCGCTAATAAATGGGCTCTCAATAATAACATCCTTTAGCCCGTACTTTTTAATTGAATCAGTGTTTAACGCTGATTGCTGAGTGACTTGTGTATTCTGTTCAGTGATAATAACTGGTACGCCAGCAATTGATGTAAATGCAACTTTGTCTGTAAGGGGGTTAGTCCCTTCAGTAAATATAATTGTTCCACTCGCAACACTATTTGATGTTGAAATTATTAACTCAGCTCCATAAGGACCAGGCAGAAATTTAACAATCTCAACCTCATCGGGATCTTCAAATAGAATTCCAGTAATAAAAGGCGATCTAATATTAAAAGCTGGCGCTTTGTCGTACTTAAGGTTGTAATACTTAGCCTCTCTTGCCTTAGCGCTAGTAACATGAGAAGCAGCAGTAGTCTGGAATTGACCTCTCTCAACATTGTTAAAGGAGTTTCTTGTCTTTGAGCTGTATTTTACAATCTCACTCTCAATTTTTAAATACCCAGAAGTTGGGAATGGTGGATCCTCGGTTGTTGATACATAAATAGTATTAGCGCTTGAGTTTATATTTGCAGTAAGCGCAACAGAGCTTAGCGTTGTAGGATCTGGGGCTCTCCATAGAGACTGTGTTCCAGCAGCGGCTGATGCAAGCCCTGCAATCGGTATAACCACTTTATTACACTGTAGCGCAACAGTGTAGTCAGCATCAATAATACTAGAAGAGTCGCTAATGGTGTATTGCACATTGGCATGTTGTGGAATTGATGATTCAAAAAAACGATAGAAATGCTCGTATCTTGCTTTGTTTTGTTCATCTATGTATACACGACCAAGATCAGCAAATGTTATACCGTCAAGAATTGACCTGATTGTTTCATCATTACCATAAAGAAATGGAAACATTGTCAAAGGCTGTATACTTGATTCACTATATCTCTCCGCAACATCTTGATCAGATAGAGCGACATTATACAGTGCGAATTCATCAATAGTAAACGCTCTAAATGCAGACGGGGCTGATTCCCCAGTCCCAGAAGTATAAGAAGCACCACGACCACCAATTGTAATATCTCTACTTGTCCATGCAATAGGTGTTCCTTCTACAACCTCGCTATCTGCAATTTGACCGTTAACATAGTATTTAAGAGTATTGTCTGAATATGTGACAGTAATATGATGGAAAGAAGAATTAGACAGAGCAGTGTTTGAAGATACTGTTTCTGTAACAACTGTTGCATTGGACAGTGTTTTTATTTTAAACCCATGAGATGAGCTATTATTAAAAAATTCAAAACCAGTATTAGGATTTGAATTAGACCAGTTACTTATATACTCCCCATCCGAGGCAAACGATCCGCTGTTAAACTTAGTGAACAACTCAAAAGACCAGTCACCAGTGTAGAGATATGAATTTGAATTAGTCACATCTAGCGAAGAGTGATAAGGTATTCTAATATAAGAATTAGACGCAAGAAGCACAGACTTATTATCTGGCTCCGATGTTAACCCAGTTGCTTGAGATAGAGATGGTGAGGCTATATAGATACCATTATTCCTGTTAACATTTCTATTTGGATCTGAGGTAAATGCGGCATTCCTTGACCCAATAGAGTCAGTTGCCACAACTGTGCAAAACTCACCAGCGCTGATCAGCGCATCAGAAGATATACCAACAGCTTTGTAGAGTTTGATTGAAAAGCTTGATCCGTTACTATCATCAAATGAATGAAAAAATTCAATTCTTATTTTTCTTGGAGAGCCAGCTGTTAAGTCAAGAAGGTCTGATTGGAACCTGGTCAGCGCCCCGCCAGTTGTTGTGTTCATTCTCCATTGATTAAGTATCAGAGTGTCATCTAGATATATTCTTACACCACCATATCTAATATAAACAACAAGTCTCTGCTCACCAGATGTTCTGGGGATGTAGTACCCGTCAAATACGCCGTTAAAGTATTGACTATATGTTGTGCCGTTTGTTCCAGTAAAAGAAAAATCGGTAATTTCAATTGCCGATGTCACATTGTCTGAGATATCTTTTGACAGAGCAACATAGCTCGGGCTTACAAATGATTTTAACCCAAGGGCTAAGTCAAGTGGTGACAATTGCTTGTCTAGCGCATCTGCTAATATATCTTTTACATTAGGCTCACCACCAGAAGGCATTCCCCAGAACCTTGCTCTCAAACCACTTCCAGGAATAATAACATTGCCGCTTCGGTCAATTGCTTCTTCGTTAAAAGAGTAATTGGCAATTGCTCCACGATCCCTAGAACCAGAACTATATTTACCTAGCTTCTTAACATCGGCACTTGGAAAGTTTGCCCTCATCAATAGATTTTTTACAGCATCTCCAACATATGCATTTTGCATAAAGAAGCCTGTATTAATTGTTCTTTCAGTTAAATATTTTGACCAGTCATTGAGTGATACTGACACGGACATTGAAGATGAAGAAGAAGACCATTCATCAACATAATATGTTCCAGCAGATACATATTCAAATAAATCAAATGTTATGGATGTACCAGACGCATGACTTCTTGCAATAGACCCAGCATAACCCCTCTCCTCAACAACAACTGTTCTATCATCACTTGACTGAGAACATAGGATTATCTCTTCATTCTGAGTTCCCTTACCAATTATCAGGGTAAAATAATTACCAGCACCGCCAGATGGAAATCCAGTAGCGTCTACCACAGAGATAGTTGTTGATGAAGATGTGATGTTTGAAGCAATGGTGGATGAGTAGTATTCTGCATTTAAATCTTCTAAATTTTTTTTAATTCTCCAACCCGTAGCGATACTTACTTTTAAATCTTTCTTCATATACTTACCAAACAATGAAGCATTATTGAAAATACTAAAATTCTTTTCTGTATTATCTAGATTGATAGATGCTTTAGCGGTTTCAGATCCACCAATTGGCAAGCTGCTTTGATGAACATCTCTTGTTCTGGAGAATTCATAATCAATTACATAGTCTGTAATATCTGTTTCATAGATAGGAATTACTTCTTGAATTCTTGCCCTATCTTGAGGGTTCTTTGTTGTGCGAACAGTCACCCTTATTCTTGCAACATTTTGTGATGTTTGTGTTGATATAATGTGATCTTGATAATATGAACCATCCTTTACCTGTCCCTCTTCCGAAAGGATTAGTGTTGAAGCAGCGTTGTAAGCCTCAACTAGATAGTTTGAAATACCGCCAAAAAACTCAGATGTCACAATGCGGATACGATTAACTTTCCTCTCATCAAAAACAGCCTGGATATACGGGTTTGTTGAGAAGCCATATCCACTGTATGTAGAATGAGTGTTTGAATTACTAACGCTATTTGACCACCACCCAAATTCAAGAGAGCTGCCCAGTTGGGTATTGCTTAAATCACTGCCCGTCAAGGAAGGCATTGCATGGTAGGTTCCATCTGCCGTAATAACCTTACCATTCTCGTCTTTTGCACCAGCCACAGCCCATGTAAAAGATTGCCTCTCCACGCCATTAAAAGCTTGAGTTTTATCAAAATAAAAACCGATACTAGGGTATGCCGAATTCGCATGGCTATCATTTGTAGTGACAACCAGATTATCAATATGCCTACTATCTAACCATTGAATAACAATTTTTGGCTTTACTCTTTGGGCTACTGAGGTAGATGCTGTCTCAAAAGAGCTAGATAAAGTCTTGCCGTAAATATCAGTTGTTAACACTACACCTCCTCTAATGAAATAGAGCAATCAAAATAGTATACATTATCAACCATATCTCTTCTAATTAAATTTTCAGAAAAGTCTTTAATAAAGACATTGTAAACAGTTTCTGTATATGGAGTGACTCCATCAGAATCTTGATTAATAACTTTTAATTGGTGAACATCTGGGTCCAGTGATATTTTTCTAAGGTAGTCCCTGGAGTGTCTTTCATCAACAGTGAATTCTCTAAAGTTAGGAATAAATCTCCAGTTTATACTGAATGACTTTTTATCTGCAGATGATTGATTTTTATAATATCTTGAACTATCGCCAGCCCAATTTCTATTTTCAATAAATACAGGCATTGAGGATATATTTAAAGTTCTGTTTTGGTTTGTCAATGGCTTTCCATCAAGTATCAACAATGTTCTTATTGAGCTTGAATCAACACCAGTTACCGAGCTAAACTTAACAAACTTAGCGCTGACATTTGTATTCTGCAAAAGAACAATTCTGGCTGTTGCAAGAGTAATTCTTCCAATAGTGCTTAGATTTACAGACCCAGAAAGGTTTGCTGATGCAAACTTGATTGCTGTTCCAGATGCTAAAACATTTGTATTTGATGAAAGCGCAGTGTTTAAATGAGCAAATTTAAGAATTGAAGATACCACATTGGAATTAGCTTCAATAGAAATCTGAGATATGCGCAGCCCTATACTGGTAACAGAGATGTCTGAATTTGCAGAAATTGAAGAATCGGAATATGCAATTTTTGTAATATTTGTGCTAAGAGATACATCGCCAGAAATGCTTACTGAACCATCTTGTCTTTCTGTTGCAACAATTACGGTTGCGCCATCTACAGACAGATCCGCCGCTGCATAGGCTATCTTCGTAAAAGATGTGTCTAGCGAAGCTGACGCAGATATGTCTGAGGCAATATTAATAATATTGGTGAGCGAAACAGTTAGACCCGAACTGACTTGAATCTCAATAAAGACATCAGCTTCATCGCCTTGGTAAAAATCTATACCACGGCTAAATGGGTCTGAGAATGAATATAGGCTATTGTCAGACATTTAAGCCTCTCTGAACGAGACTTGAACATTGTAATATGAACAGTCTGTTTTAATATCTCTTCTTACCAGCTCTTCCGAGTATGAGTCTGCGTAGACATATGTTGTGAATGGTGGTTCATTTGGGTCAATGTCAATTGATAGAGTTATTTTACCCCTGTACGACATTAGAGAGATTAAATAATCTCTACCGACCCGACCATCAATGGTCTTATCAGTGTTGCTTGGGAGATAATAATAGCTAAGGCTGTATGTATTTTTTGCTGACTTAATATATCTTTTTTTGTTTCCATTATTCATCATTACATCAGATGAATTGCTATCAACCGATGTTGATAGTGTTCTGCCATGTTCGGTTATTTCAGTGCCATTGAGTTTTATTACATTGACTAAAGTTGGTAATTGATTTTGGATAGCAGGCATTACAGACCCTGGTTGATTCCGTTATACGACCTTACAACACGAGGTTGAACACCAGCCGCTTTTTGATTCTTTGGCAATACATTGATATTGTACTCCTTCATCATTGAGTTAAACCATTCTTCTTCACCAATAAAATTATCAACATAAATATTTGTATTTTGTGTTGACATAGTTACATTTTGTCCACCATTTGGTGCTGAATTCCTTGGCGCATTAAATCTCATATTGTTAAGGTTCTGCAGAGTTGCGGCTCCAATACTCTGCACAGCTTTTGCGCTCATAATATATTCACCACCATGAAGTAGCGCTGGTATTGATTGTGACATTGCTTTGTTCAAATAACCACCAGCAGCAAATTTAGGAATACTTCCACCCATCCATCTTGGACCACTGTTTTGTCCAAGAACCGCAGCTCTTGAAGCAACTGCCAATCTAGAGAGATATGTATCTACGGATCCATAGTAGCCAATTGGTCTCACTGCGCTAGATACTGGAGGCACACTAGGTGTTCCACCGTCACCACTAGCAGCTGCTGCTTGAGCGTCACCAGCAGCTTTTGCTTGAGCTTCAAGCAATGCCCATTTCTGAATCAAAGGATCAAGCAAGTCCTTCATATTGTCAACTTCAGAACCAACACCGCCAACAGTATTTCTAAAGTCATCCAGGATTGCTTTGTTGCCATCCTTAATCGCTTTCTGATAGACAGTAGTTGGATCAGCATCAGTTACTGCTTTATTAAAGTCTGCTACGAATCCACTGTAGATAAGCGTTGTGATTTCTTTAAAACCATCAGATGCGTTATCTTTAATACCAGTTGTAATTTCTCCAAAAGTGTCAACAACGAATTGCTTATTATCACCCATAGCTCCACCCATATCCATGAGCATTCCAATCGTTGAACCAATCACAGTGCTGCTGTCAGCAGTTCCTTTTCCAAGACCATATTTATCAACAGCAACTTTGACCAAATCATCAAGATTTGTTGTAAATGCACCAACAACATCATTTGGCATCTTGCTACTTATTGTTGATGTAAAGTCATCAAACATTTTTGAAAATTCAGTTCCGCTATCGTTAGCTGTTTTTTTAGCCAACTCGGTAAGGGATGTCATCTGGTCAATATAATCTTGCTTTGTTACTGGAGGGAACTTAAGGATTTCCGCAGCCGATTCCCCAAACTTCGCAGCAGTAGTATCAAAGAACTTATCTGCCTCTTCTCTTGCAGCGGTAATAGCTGATTTTAGCGCATCAAGATTTTCTGCAGCAAGTTCTTTCTTTCTTGAGGAATCAATTTCACCAATTGACTTTGCACTGTCTGCTGCATCTTTGCGATCCTGAAGATCAAGCATTCTTGCATCATCAATTCTTCCTTCGTAAATTGCGAGAGCACGATTTCTAATATAGTTCTGAGACTGGAGCGCCCTTTCCTCAATAGCCTGTCTTCTAGCTGCCTCATATTCCTTTGTCTTTGTAAGAGATTCTTCCGCCTTAGCAAGCTTGTCAAGAGTATCAATTTGTGAATCATAGACAGCAAGAGCAGCATCTTTTTGTTTCTTCAATGCTTCTTCAAGATTTGTTTGCAATTTATTAAGAGCATTAGACATTTCACCTTTGACATAATCTTGAAGCTTTTGAGCTAGATCTTTAATGGCATCTTTATAAGCGCCCCTAACAGCATCTTTAACTTTATCCCCAAGACCTTCACCAGTTGAATTAGTAATCGCTTCATTTGCAACTTCTCCAATAGCATTTCCGCCATCCTCAGCTTCTTTTTTAGCTCCGTTAAGAGCTTTTCCAACAGACTTACCAATTCCTTTTGAAGTCAAAGCATCTAGACCCTTATTTGCCGCCTTACCAGCCGCATCAAGTAGACCGTTTACAGCACCAGTTCCTGCATCAACAAGACCGAACATTCCATCAACAACAAAGTTGATACTATCGCCTAATCCTTTAAACATTCCGCCGATACCAGGAATTTTGCCAAGGAATGTAAATATCTTAGCTACAGCTTTTGGAATCAATGTGAAGTATGTAAGAACTGCTTTAACACCAAGACCAAAAAGGCTTACAAAACCCTTCATACCAGCAATTACAATATTTATAACAAGCTTTAAAGCAAAGCCAATTGCTGAAACAAGATAGCCAGCAGCCTTACCCCATTCACCTTGAAATATAGATACAACTGCAGCTACAACATTAGCAATGGAGTAAAAGATTGGTTGAATTACTTGAACAACAATTGCTTTAATAAAATTAGCTGTTTTTTCAACAACTGACATTAAAGCTGTGAATGCTTTACCTATACCCTCGGCTGCGCTAGACCCCTGTTCACTACCAGAGCCAAACGCAGAAAATAAATCAAGTACTGGTCTAATCAATTCACCTAAAGTATCTTTCAGAATATTAAGAACTCTCTTGAGCGCAAACATTCCTTTCTCACCAGTTTTCTTAAATGATTCAAAGTTTCTCATTACAGTAACAACGAGGACTGCAATAGTCCCAAGAATAAGACCTACTCCAAGACCAGCGAATCCAAATTTCATTAATCCAATCAACTTCTTTGCTTTGCCAGATTCAGATGTAAATCCCTTAACAGCGGCTGTAATCTTCTTAAATGTGCCAGGAGCGGATCCATCAATGTGATTAAATTCTTCTTTCAATCCCTGGACAGCTAGTTTTGCACCCATCATTGGGTTACTATCCATTACTGCCCCAAACGCTTTCTTTGCTCCACCTGTAGCAACACCGCCAAGTTCTTTAACAGATCTTGGTCTTGGAATAAGCTGCTTAAGCCTTAATCCAGTTTTTTCTCCAAAAGCTTCTTTACCCAAACCTATCTTTGTAAGTGTTGCTCCAAAACCACCCTTAGCAAGTTTTGCCGCTTGAATATCGGTAACATCTCTTCCACTAAACATTCTTTGAATTGTGCCTTTACCGCTTGGATCTATACCAGCCCTTGATGTAATACCAGCCCTTTCAAAAACACTTGCTCGTGCTTTCGCAGCATTTTCTTTTGCAATATTTGCAAGTTTTTGCGCATGAAGCTGTTGCTCTCTTGCTACATCTTTTGCATGAGAAGCGGCTCTAGCAGCTTCAAGTCTTGCAAACAATGCAGTTTCTGCCGCACCAAAATCTGCTCCACCACCTGGAGCCATAGCTCTTGATACAATTCTTGATCCAGGAGTTGAGCTTAAGAATCTTCCGCTTGGTCCTCTCACCGTTCCACGAGCAATGCCGATATCTCTTTGAGAAATAGGGACTCCACCCATCATACTGCTCTGTCTAGCCATTGCATTAATCATTTTTCTTTGTTCAAGAGCAACTAGCTTGTCAAGATCATTTCTATTCTTTACATAGCTTGGAAGAATATTTCTAGTGGAAAGTTCTTTAACATCTGGTGCTGCTGAAGAAGCTGATGCAGCCCCACCAAAACTCATAACACTGCCTGGTTTGGTATAAAGACTCTTGTTACTTAGAAAATTTGTATAAGCTGTATTGAAACTATCACTAAATTTTCTAGAGGCTTCACCAGAAGCTTTACCAAACCCTCTGATCGTTTCTGTTAAACCAATAAAACCACCATCCATCTTCTTTAAGTCTGGAAGGAATTTGAACACTCCTCTCATCGCAATTCCAGTCACGGAACTTAAAGTACCAAAGGCAAGAATCAATGGACCAATAGCGGCAAGAGCACCCGTCAAGGAAAGAATAAATATAGATATCGTTTTCCTTGTTGTGTCGGATAGGTTATTCCATCTTGTAATCAAATTACTTGTTATATCAGCAATCTTTTCAAGAGCGGGTCTCATACCCTTGATTAGGTCAGCAGCAAATAGCTTAAAGTTATTTTTAATTTTTGCAACAGTAATATCAAGAGATTTTAATGAAGCATCCAACTCTCTTTGTGCCAACACAGACGCACTTGCAGAACCAGCAAGTTCAACAATCATTGAACGACCAGCCTCAGTGCTGATCTCAGACATGATGTCACGACCTTCTCTGTTAGCTTTTAAGATTTCATCAGCAACCGCTTTTCTAGCAGCGTTAGCGTCTTTAATATCTTTTGCAGTAACAACACCGAAGTTTTCAACTTGCTGACCAACTTGTGCCGTTGCTACTCTTGCAACAATTCCAATATCGGTAAAATTCTTAATAGCCAGCTTAGAGCTATTACTTGCTCCGTTAGCAAGGTTAACAAGTGTTTTAGCTACGCTTTGACCTAAAGGATTTGCCTTTACTAATTCATCATTAAACTGAGCGAGCTGCTGAATAGCAATCGTCATTCTTGGTCCTTGACGGACACCAAAGATTTTTGCCATCATTTGCAGTGCGCCTTCCATGCCCGCAGAAGAATCCCTTACAGCGGTGAAAGATTCAACAATTCCCAGCAAACCAGTAAGACCAGATCTTGTTGCATTATTAAATGCCTGCGATCCCTGAGTGGTGTTTTTGTAGGACTCAGAGAGAGAGGCGAGCATTTCAGCATTAGCTTTTGTCGGAGCAACCAATCTTTGCAAAGATACTTTAATAGCGTTAGCTGAAGCTCCGACCTCAAGACCAGCAGCTTTCATTGGTGCTAGCATCGCAGCAGCCTCTGTCATTGACAAACCAAATGTTGTTGCCATTGACGCAACTTCTGGGAATGCATCGCCCAGGTCACGCATTGTCAATGCTGTAGTATTTTCAATTGCGTTAAACAATTGAAGCTGAGCAGTTGCTGCACTAATCGCAGCCGCTTCTTTTGCAGCCGCATTCTCAAACGCTCTACCAGCTTGATCAAAGGCTCTTACAGACTGGAAGTAAAGTG